AACAATGCGGCGGCTTTCGGGATGAACGTGCTGACGGTGGTCGGCGGCTATGCCGAAAAACTGACCATGCAGGGCGAGCTTCAGTTCGGCCGCGTCCCGGTCGGCCGGTCGAGCGCGCTCAGGACAGCCGCCGGCATGTCGATGGTTCAGGGCCAGGGCGACGCCCGTCCCGAAAGGATGCTTCGGCGTTTCTTCATGATGCTCACGGAGGTTTGGGCGCAAATCCACGAATTGAACAAGCGCTTCTTGCCGCCGAACAAGACAATCCGAATTCTCGGTCCCGATGCCGATCCGGCCGGCTCGTTCATGACGATTGCACAGGCCCGAGAGATCGACGGCCGGTTCGATTTCGGTTTCAGCGCCAATGCCTTCAACACGTCGAAGTCGGCGTTGCAGCAAGCCCTGAAAGAGTTGATGGGCGTCTATATCACGCCGCTCGCGATGCAGCTTGGCATCACCAAGCCCGACGGCGCCTACCGGCTGCTTCGCGACTATGGCGAAGCCAACGGCCAAGACCCGCACCAATATCTGACACCGCCGTCGCCGGGCGCCGATGGCCCGATCCTCATGGCCGAGGAAGCTATCGCGGCGATCATGAACGGCAACCCGCCGCGCGGCCTGCCGGCGGAAGGCGGCGGCGCCCGCGAGCATTTGGAAAAGCTGCTCGGGTTCATGAACAGCGACGAATTCGGCCTGCTCAAGCCGTCCGACGTTGGACTGTTCAAGGCGCATCTGATGAATGTGCGCGAACTGGCTGCCACGGAAGAAAAGCAAAAGGCGCTCTTGGCGGCGGCGCAGCAATTCCAACAGGGTCAGACCGGCAAGTCCAGCGAGCCGCAGGGCAAGGGCGGGGAGCCGCCGCCGACCGACCAGCCGCCGCAGATCAGCGGCAACGACGAATTGATCGACGAAACGCTGCCCGGCGCGGGCGGCGGGGGCGCGGCGGCACAGCAACCAGGGGGATAAAACGCCATGACTTTCGATCTTTCCGACTACCGCAAAGCCGGCGAGGCGCAAAAACTGTCCCGAAACAGGACCGAAGCGCCGAAGATCGTTGCGGCGGCGCGCGCTGCCGTCTCGGCCGAAGCCGTCACCACCAGTCCCGAATGGAACGAATTTCTGACGTACTTGCAGGAATCGAGAAACGGCTTCGAGAGAATCCTGAAGGCCAATCTGGAACGCTTGGCCGACCCGCGCGTTATCACGCCCGATCAGATCGCCGCGCATCGCAACGAGGCCATCATGGCCAAAGCGAGCATCGTCGTGTTGGACGCCGTGATGACCTTGCCGAAAGACTTGCTCGAAGGGCGCAAGCGCGCCGCGTTGCTCAATGCCGACGAGGCAGTCGGGCCGTGACCCAGGGAACGCAGGCGCGAATCGCCATGAGAAACGAAGTGCCGCCAGCGCCGCCGCCGGCGGCTGTCGGGCTCACTCAAAGATTGCCCATGAGCGTCGCCGTCGCGCTCTTTGAATTCCTGCGCGAAGCCAAGAGCGGCAACGTAACTCTGCATGTTCGGCAGGGGCAAATTCTTGGCGCGACCATCGAGGAAAAAATAAGCTCTTGACAGTCGGCGGCGCCCTACAATAGCTTGCGCCGCATTCGGTCATCCGACATTCGGAGCCCTCGCCATCGGCGGGGGCTTTTTGTTTTGGGGAGACATCATGGCCAACGACCAAGCCGAGAAGGACACCGAGACGGAAAAGCCCGATCCCGTCGCCAAGCTCGCCGAAATGGTCGAACGTCAAACGGATATGTTCGCGAACGCCTTCGCCGCTCAGGCGGAAAGCAAGGCGACGACCGAAGAAAAACAGGCCGAAAAGCCCAAGACCTACACCCGCCGGGAACTCGACGCCCTGCGCGACCAGGGCACGATCTCGGCCGAACAGGCCGACGCCATCTACGAAAAGCAGATTCAGGACACCGCCGCCGCTCGGGCCGAGCAGATCGTTCGCGACGAAATGAATATGTCGCAGCTTTCGGCGCGCGTCACCGGCGAACTGGACCGCTACCGCGCGGCCATTCCCGAAATCCTCAAGAACGGCTCGCCGGAGCGCGCCCGCCTTCAGAAGGCATGGGACGGCCTGCGCGCCAACGGCTCGCCGTCGAACCGCGCTACCGAAGTGGCCGCGCTTCAGATCGCTTTCGGCCCCATCGAGGCCGTCGAAGCGGCCCGCCGCCCGGCCGATCACGAAACCCACGAAGATGTTTCGGCCGGCGCCCGCGCCGTCGATCAGCACAACAGCGGCGTCCCCGCCGCCCCGCGCGGGCTCCCGAGCAATCTCGCGAAGCACTATCAGCGCTTGATCGACACGACCCGGATTTATCCGGGCGGGTGGAACGATCCCGGCCTTCAGGCCGAGATCAAGCCCTACGTGAAGGGACGCAAATAGCCATGCCCGCCGTCCTGCAATACTTTCGGGACACGCCGCGCGCGCGGCTGGCGGCTATTCAATGGCAGGGCCGAAACATTCGGCTTGTCGCCGGTTCGCACATCGCCGACATGGCTCACCTTGGCAAGGCGATCACGCTCTGCAAATACACATGCGAGCGCAAGTTCGACGCCAAGAAATACGACTACATCAAGGCGACGCTTCATCCGTTCTCGGATGGCGTGATCGCCGATTGCGACGGATGCCGGAGCAAGATGGTTCCGGCAAATCTTTTTCGCAAAAACGGGACGTTCTGAGAAGGAGACACGATCATGGACTGCGCATACAACCTCTTCGGCGGCGCCCCGGTACTCAAGAAGTACCAGACCAATGCGACGATCTCGCGTGTCGGCCAGCCGTTCATGATCCCGGCCGCCAACGGCGCCGGCGTCCCGCTCTGCACGGTTTCGAGCGCGACCGATTTCATGGGCGTCAATCTCGACACCGCGACCTACGCGACGGCGCAGGGCTCGGCCGACCCGGCTGCCCTGCTCACGCTCAACATCCGGCCCGACTCGGTTTACAAGGCCCGTCTCTCGGGCAACGCGACCGAAGGCACGGCCCTCACGCTCTACGACGTGACTGTCGCCAGCACGTCCGGGCTCGTCGTCCAGACCGGCGACGACTGGTCCACGGTCACGCAGGACGAAGGCACGATTTGGGGCTATGACGGCGCCAATGCCGGCATCATGCGCAAGATCACGTCGGTTTCGACCTCGGACGCGACTGTCACCGTCGCCTTCCCGTATGACACCGTTGTCGGCGACAACTTCCTGCGCGCGCCCTTCACGCCCGGCCAATCGACGTTGGTCCTGCTCTCCACGAACGTCACCGAGATCGACTGTTCGTCGGCGGTCGGTTCCGGCGGGACGTGGCGCGTCATCGAGCTTCAGGCGGCGGACGCTTCGGCGAACGGTCGCTATAACAGCTTCGCCTTCATTCAGGCGAGCGACAGCGTGTTCGCCGGTCAGTTGACCTAACCGCCGGCCCCGGCCTTTCAAGGAGGACTTGAGTCATGCCCGCAACCCCCGCCATTTCGACCGGCTTCGGCGATCTGATCGACCCGCGTTTCCAGAAAATCTGGAACGACTCGCTGAAGCAGTTGCCGGATCAGGTTCCCCTGTTCTTCGGCATGCCGCCCGACAACGGCCGCGCGGATATGCGCTGGTCCGGCATCGGCGCGTTCGGCGATTTCGTCGCCTTCACCGGCACCGTGAATTACGACTCGGTGGCGCAGGGCTACGACACGACCGCAACCCACGTCGAATTCACCAGCGGCTTCCAAGTCGAGCGCAAGCTGTTCGACGACGATCAGTATCACGTCATGGACGCCAAGCCGACGGGGCTCGCCCGAGCCGCCGTTCGCTCGCGCAACAAACACGCGCTCCGGCCGTTCAACAACGCCTTCAGCAACGACACCTATTTCGGGAACAACAGCGAAGGCGTGGCGCTCTGCTCGAACAGCCACACGACCACGGCGTCCGGCGTCTCGACGGCATCCGGCTTCGACAATCTGATTACGTCATCGCTGACGGCCACGGCCGTTGCGGCGGCGCGCATTCAGATGGTCGGGTACGTCGATGACCGGGGCAACATCTTCGACAGCAATCCCGACTGCCTGCTCTATCCGCCGAATCTCTACGGCGAGGCGTTCGAGATCGTCGAGAGCATGGGCAAGCCCGACACCGGCAACAACAACAAGAACGTCCATCAGGGCCAGTACGATCTGATGGAAAATCGGTATCTCACCGACACGAACAACTGGTTCATGCTCGACAAGACCCTGATGAAGGAGTTCTTGCTGTGGGTGGACCGGGTGCCGCTCGAATTCGCCTACATCGAGGACTTCGACACGCTGGTCGCGAAATGGCGCGCGTACATGCGCTATTCGCAGGCGTGGATCAACTGGCGCTGGATTCTCGGCGCCCAAGTCTCGTAGTCCGGCGGTGGTCCCCCTCCCCCCTGCCGCCGCGCGCGAGGCGACGGTTGTCATCCCGATCAGCGGGACGGCGACCGTCGCGGCGCGATATTCGGGACGGGCGGCGGCCTTGATACGGGACACGCTGGCGAGCTTGAACGGGACACTCAGCACTCTCTCGGTGGAGGCCAACTGTGGCGAACCAGAACTACAGCGAATTCCCGAGCCGGAAGGCGAACGCATCGACGGGCAAGGGATCGACGCCGAAGGCTCAGGGCGGGAATGGTCTCGGCCTGACGATCAAGACCATGACGCCGCCGGGGCTGCCGGGGAAGGCACAGCCGGGGAATCGGTCGAACGGGGTTCCGCGCTGCAACAGCCTTCTCAAGCCGCAGGGCCTTTGAAGGCCGGCGACGAGAAGAAGGGCTTCCTTCGAAAGATATTGAGCAGGAGCAAGTGACATGGCCATTCTGACCAGCTACGGAACTCAGTGGGGCTTCCTGCCCGAGACGGCCGGCAAGATTCATTGGGTTGCGCCGGGCGCGACCTACACGGTCGCCGGCCTGAGCTATTCGGCCTCGGACCAGAACGACGGCCTGTCGCCCGAGAAGGCGCTTCGCACCATCGCGCAGGCCATCACCAATGCGACGGCCAGCGCCGGCGAAGTCATCGTCTTGCTGCCGGGCACCCACACGATCACCGCGTCCCTGGCGATGAGCAAGGCCGGCATCACCATCACCGGCCTGCCGGCGGGCAAGGGCAACATCTTCCGGCAGAAGACGGTCATCGACATCACTGGCACCGCCGACGAACTGATGAACGTCACGGCGGCCGACATCGAAGTGGCGAACCTCAATCTGATCGGGACGACGGCCCAGGTCTGCATCGACTTCTCGGTCGCGGCACACGGCCTGCACATCCACGACTGCTATTTCGATATGGCGACGCCGGCCGCGAGTACCAGCACCATCGCCATCAAGCAGATCGGCACGTCCGGCACCGTCTCCGGCGCGGCGAACGTCAAGATCGCTCAATGCACGTTCGAGAGCGACGGCGCGCAGGGTCCGGCGATCAGCATGGAAGGAACGCTTCGCTCGGTCATCGAGGACTGCGTTTACATCCATACCAACGGCACCTGGGCCATCGCCAATCAGTTCGGCGCGCTGAGCAACGACATCATCGTTCGTCGCTGCAACATGATCTCGACCGGCACGGCCATCAGCATCGGCTTCGACGGCTCGGGCATCACGACCGCCAGCGCGGTCTTGTTCTTGGACAACCGTTTCAGCAGCAAGGTCACGAAGGGCGTCGATACGTTCGGCGCCACGACGGCCGAGCTTGCCGAAAACTATGTGATGCAGCTTGGTTCCGGCGGCACGGCCGGCGGCACGTTGCTTCTGGCGATCACCTAACCGTTTGGCGCAGGGGGCTCGAATGACGACCTTGGATTTGGAACAGACCATTCCCGAGAAGCCGAAGGCGGCTCCCGTCCTTCTGCGTCCGCACGAAGTCCGCGAACACAAGGAAGAATTGCGCCAGCTTGAGGCGGCGGCTCAGCAGCCGGCCTTCATCACCGGCGCGTCGAAGGCCCCTCAAGAAGCGGCGATGCGTCGTCGGAAGATCAAGGAAATCCTCGACACCAAGGAGCCGCAGAAGTTTTCGTCCGAGACCATGAAAGACGCGCTGGCCGCCGAGAAGAAGCTGCGGGACGAAATCACGTCCGGCATGCCGACCCAGGCGGAAATGCGCCGCAATCCGCCCGGTGCCATCGACAAGCTCCGCGCTTGGGAAGCCCGCAACAAGCCCAAGGTTCTCAAGTGGAAGAACCTTCGCCTGCGCCTGCATGCCAGCGGCGAGACGTTCGGCGGCCTCGAACGCGACGTGGCCAACATCGAAGTCTATCGGCCGCGCGGCGGCGCCGGCGAACTGAGCATGGACAACGCGCAGATTCCCGGCAAGAGCATCTACATCCCCGGCAACGTCGAAGTCCGCAACGTCATGTCGGACGACGAGCGCGAGGGGATCGACGCGGAAACCCTGGAATTGACGAAGAAGATCAAGGCTGATCGGGACGCGGCCAAGCAGGCGAGCGTGAACGCCATTCGGGACGAAGCTCCCGAGCCGGCGCCCGCGTCCATGCCGCCCATGCCGGCGATGCTTCGTCGGTAGGTTTGGGGGTGAGCCGTGGCTGACACCGTTTCGTCGATTGTCCTCGTCAACACCGGGACGCACTATTCGATCTTGCTGCTCGGCCGATCCGACGGCACAGGCGAGTCGAACGTCGTCAAGATCGACAAATCGGCGCTGACGGATGTCAGGGGGCTCGAACCTCTTGCCATCGACATCACCGGAATTCAGTTCTCGGTGTCGGCCACACACAAGTCGGTCGATCTGTCGTGGGATCACGGCACGGACAACGTGGCGGCGTACTTGTCCGGTACGGGAAAGCTGTGCTTCGACGAAAACGGCCCGCTCAAGGACCCGAAGATCAACGACGGAACCGGCGATCTCTTGCTGACCGTCGCCAGCGGCGGAACCAGCGGCACGTACTCCATCCTCATCGACGCAAAGCTACGGCTAAGCGCATAAGGGGGTAGCCGCCATGTCGTCAACGACGACGCCTACCACCTTCTCCGATCTCTACACCGACTTGATGAACCGCATCAGGGCGGACACCGGCGGAACCGCGACCATCGTCCAAGCGAAGCGCTACATCAACATCGCGCTTCAGGACATGCACATCGGTTTCGACGAAAAAGTCCCCTGGGCCGAACGCCGGGCCGTGCTTGTCACGCAAGCGCCGTATTCGACCGGAACGCTTTCGGTTTCGAAGGGTGGCACGGCGCTGACCGGAAGCAGCACGGCATGGAACACCAACAACGCCTTCAGCGTCGCGAACATGCGCGCGGGCGGGAAAATCAAGATCAACGGCACGTCGCCGATCTATGAGATTTCCAGCGTGGCATCAGACACGTCGGCGACCCTGGCAAGCAGCTACGTCGGCAGCGACGTGAGCGGCGGGACCTATGTCTATTTCGAGGACGAATACGCGCTCGCCTCGGATTTCAAGCGTCCCGTTTCGGTGTCGAATTTCGATGACAATGCGTCTGTGTCTTTGGTGGGCCGGACGGAATTTCGCCGTCGGTTCCCGAACAACGACATTTCGGGACGGCCGCGCGTCGCGACCATCATTGATTTGCCTTTCAGCGGCAACACGACGCCGGTTCGCAAGATCAAATTCAGCAGCTACCCGGACTCGGCCTATGCCATTCCGTACAGCTACATCACCAGCAATCTTGTTGTGACCAGCGCCGGCGCGGCTTCGGCCGCGCTTTCGAGCGACAGCGACGAGCCGATTGTCTATCTGCGCTATCGCTTCGCCATCGTCCTGCATGCGCTCTACAACTGGTATCGGGACAAAAAGGACGACACGCGCTCCCAAGATGTGAAAACCGAGTACGTCGATTTCATGTCCCGAATGGCCGTCGATCAGGAAATCGGCGCCCCAAGGCCGCGCATTCAGCCGCGCCGCAGCGGCTACGCGCGCGCCGCTCAGTCTCCGTGGCGCTCGGGCGTCAGCCGCCGTTACGATCTCAACGGCAAGTTTGATCGGATGGAGTAGTGAGCAATGCCCTCGTCCGACGTATTCGTGAGGCACCTTTTCGGCGGCGGGTGGGCAACCGACCTTGGGCCTATGTACGATGCCGCGCCTGACGGCGCCGGGCAGCTTGTCATCCCGTTTCTGACGGACGCCAAGAACATCCAATACGAGCTTGATGGCGGGCCGCGCAAGATGGGCGGCACGACGAAAATCAATTCGTCGGCCCTGGAGTCCGGCGCCCCGATCACGTCCTGTTTCGATTTCTGGAAAATCGGCACGTCGGGCACGGCAACCCAAAAGCGCATCGTTCACGTCGGCACCAAGATCAAGGCCGACAATGCCGACGGCGTGTTTGCCGACATTCTCACCGGCATGACCAGCGGCGCGACGCCGTGCTGCTTCGTCTTCGAAGATTACCTCATCATGGCGAACGACAGCGGCACGGACGTACCCAAAAAGTACGATCAAACGACCGCCGGCAATCTGAGCGGTTCGCCGCCGACGTTCTCTTTCGGTGTGACCCACAAAAATCGCGCATGGGCGGCAGGCGTCCCGTCGCAGCCGTCGCGGCTCTATTATTCGGTGCAGCTTGACCCGAACGATTGGACCGGCGGCGGCTCCGGCAGCATCGACATTGACCCGAACGACGGCGACCGCATCACTGGAATCGCCTCGCACAAGGATTTCTTGTTCGTGTTCAAGGGGCCTTACAAGGGCAGCATCCACCAAATCAGCGGGTCCACGTCGTCGGATTTCGCGCGCAAGACCTTCATCGACGGGCTTGGCGCGGCTTGCCACAACGGCATCTTCCGGTTCGGCGACGATCTCGGGTTCGTTGCCCACGATGGCTCAATTCGGTCTCTCGCGGCGACGGCCAACTACGGCGACTTTAACGCGGCATCGTTGTCGGCGCCGATTGACGGCTATCTGCGCGACAACGTGAATCTGTCCCAAATCAAGAAGGCTTGGGCAAAGACCATCAGCGCCTACGGGGTCACGTACATTACGCTGCCGATTGGATCGAGTGCGACCAACAATCTGATCTTGCTCATGGACTTCAGATTCAATCCGGTGCGGTGGTCTTATTGGGACGCCATTGCGGTTTGCAGCCTCGGCATGTTGGTGGACGCCGGCAACAACAACCACGCCGTCCCGATTGCCGGTTGCTACGACGGCTATCTGCGCAAGCTCAATCAGTTGGAGCGCGCAATCGATTCAACGACCGGGATCACCACGAATGTTCAGTTGCCCTTCCTGACCTACGGGTCGCCGCACATCAAGAAGACCTTGAGTTTTGTCGCAGTGGGATTTTTCCCGCGCAATGGCGGCGACACCACGTTCCGATGGACGAGGGATAGCAATCAGGCGCAGACCGAAACCATCACCGGCCAGGGCGGCGACGCGCTCGGCACGATCTCAAGCGGCAATTTTACCCTGGGAACGTCGGTCTTGGCCGGCAACCGCTACGTGGACGTGTTCAAGGACATCGAGACCGGCGGCGAATTCCGGGCCGTTCAATTCGCCCTCACGCACTCAACGCCTAGCGAAGATATAGAAATTCACACTATATCTGCTATGGTGATTCCGGGCGCTGTTTCGTCGGAGAATCCCTAATGGCCATTTCGGTCTATAAAACCTGGATTGCCGGCGAAGTCCTGACGGCCGCCGATCTCAACGCATCCTTCACGCAAATCACCGGCAATGGCACGTCGGTTGCCTTCCCGTTGACGGCGAATGTGTCTTTCGGCGGCTACGATGCGTCGAGCGCCGGCAGTTTCACGATGGTAACGGGCAAGACCCTGACCATCCCGTCCGGTTCCACGCTTGTCAATCACGGCACGGAGACGCATGGATCGGGGTTTTCCGAAACATTCGGGACAGGCTCGACGATCACCAACAATGCGGCCGAAACGCATGGCTCCGGCAGCACCGAAGTCTTTGCTTCGGGCGCGGCCATCACCATCAATTCAGCCGCAACTGTCACCAACAACGGCGCCGAAACGCATGGTTCTGGCAGCACCGAAGTCTTTGCCTCGGGAGCGGCCATCACCATCAACTCGGCTGCGACCGTCACTAACAACGGCTCCGAGACGCATGGTTCTGGCGCGACGGAGATTTTTGCCTCGGGCGCGACGTTCCAAATCAATTCGGGCGCGACCTTTGTCAATAACGGCATCGAGACTCATGCGAGCGGGTTCATCGAGAGCTTCGCGACGGGCGCTCAGCTTCTTGTGCGCGGGACTCTCGATGTTTCGAGTGCGACCGTTATTGGAATTAGCAGCGGATATTCCAACGGCTCCATGATTCTCGCTTCGAGCGGGTCTCTTAGCAATCCCGGTCTGTCGTTCAATGGCGACCCTGATTGTGGCATTTACGTTGTCGGCACAAACAACATCGGCATCGTGACTGCCGGCGCGAAAGCCATCGACATTGACCCGAATGGTTGCGTCACAATGCCGAAGCAGCCATACTTCATTTCTGCTTCGGCTGGCGCCTCAAACGTCACGGGCGACGGCACCACTTACAATCACACGGAAGCTCATAGCGAAGCCATCGACGTTGGTAACAACTTCAACAATGCCACTGGGACATTCACGGCCCCGGTGACTGGCGTGTATGAGTTCTCAGGCAGTCCAAGTTTCAATGGCTTTGTTGCTAATCACAAATTGAATTGGCTCGGCATATGGACATCGAACGCGCGTTATCGATGCCACGGCCTTTTGCATGCATATACGATGTCGGATACCGGCTATTTCGGCTTGAACTGGTGCGTATCTCACGCCGACATGGACGCTGGCGACACTGCTGTGCAGCAATCGCAGTTCTACAATAACACCAAGACGATCAATGTGAACGCTGGCGGAGTAGGAAGCGACCGTTACTACTGGTTTAGCGGTGGACTACGTCATTAGGAGAGGCACATGCCCGCAATCACAATCACAATCACGCGCGACGACACTCAAGATGTCGTTGCTCGAATCAATCTCGACGAGATGCGCGTCGCCGCGATGAATCAAGATAAGTATGGCGGCGTCGTCGCATGGCTTCTCGCTGGTCCTTTGCGCGAGACCTCGGCAAACGTGGTCAGGCGCGTCTCTGAGCGAGCGGACAAGATTGCTTTGGCCGCTAGAGAACTGCCGCCCACATCGGACGAAGAGCGAGTTGCTTATGTAGCAGCGCGCGAAGAGAACGAGACTACCAAGCGCATTAAGGCGTATCTCGAAACGGACATTCTCAGGCTCCATGCAGAGTACGGGCCATTCGCGTTGTCGCCGGATCGCGCTGCCGAGAGGGAGAAGAAAACCAGCGAACTGCGGGCCTATTACCAAAGAATCCTCGACAGGACGCGCGACCTTCTAACCGCTGATGCAGTCGCGGCGGTGAACATATGAGTACCCTCACGACAAATCAACACGCCAGGCACAATCAGGAAATGGGTGCGCCATGATGGAAATTATCGTCGCCATCTTCGCCGTCCTAGTCGGTCTTGCCGACTGGTGGACGACCAATCGCGTCATCGGCCAAGGCGGCAGCGAGCTTAACCCGGTCATGCGGCTGGCGATGAAGCTCGGGCGCTGGTGGGTCGTTCCCAAGATGGCGATCCATCTTGGCATTGCCTGGGCGGTTGTGACCATGGACCATTCCTGGGTCACGGGCGCGGCGGCGCTGGCGATGGCGGCCAATGCGCTTGTCGTGGTCAACAACTACCGCCAAATCCGGCCCAATGGGCCGACGTAACGGGCGCAAGACCCGCAAAGGAGAAGTGCTGTGACTCACGATGGGCTTGAGGCAAGAGTGGCCGTCCTCGAAACCAAGATGTCCCATTCGGACGATGCAATGGAACTGGTTCAAAAAAAGCTCGACAAGATTCTCGAAGCGCAGACGGTTTTCCTGTCCGACTTTCACGGTCGCGGAGTCAAAATCGCGACCATCGAGGCAACGGTGAGAGATCACGCGACGGTAGTTGCCGAGTTCAGGGAAATTCGCGCGCAGGGGCGCGGGGTGGCCCTGTCAATCGGCATGGCCGGCGTCACCATCGGCGGTTTTTTGTCATGGATCGCGACGATTAAGGGCTGGCTGCCATTCCTTGGCAAATGACCGCTGTCCCGAATTGTGTTATACCGACTCAGTGAGGAAACATGGCCCTTCCGACAGTCCGTTCAGCGACCGAGGCCGATCTGCCGGCCATTCGCGATCTCTTGCTTGACGGGGGCGCTCGCGTCCTTGAAGGAGTGAGCTTCGAGGGCGCCGCGCCGTACTGGCTTGTTGCTGAGAAATTCGGGACGATTGTCGGGTGCATCCAGGTCTTGATCGGCAAGCCAATCGGCCTGATCGACCAATTCGCGTGTCTCAAAAGCCTGACCAAGCGTCGAAAGGCCGAGGCTGCTATCGCGCTCAACAACGTCGCCGTCGAGGTTGCCACGGCATGCGGCGTGTCGGTCATGATGACGTTGGTCACGTTGCCTCACTATGAAAACGTCCAAAAGCTCGGCAAACTCGGATGGGATGCCCGCGAGTGGAGTACCATCATGGTTAGGAGGGCTGCGTAATGGGTGGCATTTTCGGCGGCGGCGGATCGACCACCGTTCAAGCAACGACCATTCCGCCCAAGACGGCGGAAGAAATCGAAATGCAACGCCAGTCTCTTGAGATTGGCAAATTGCAACTTGAGGAATTGAAGCGCCAGAATGAGCTTCAGCGGTTGTCATATCAGTCGATTGTCGATTCCGGCATGATTCAGGCGCAGGCAGCGAGCGCAAAGCTGCAAGGCGACTACTACGACAAGCTCATTCGCGAAATGGACCCGGACTCGGCCGAGAACAAGGCCGCGAAAGAACTGTCCCTCGAAACGATGAAGGCCCAAAAGGACGCCATCGCCCTGCAAAAGGAATTGGCCCCGCTACAGAAAGCCGTCCTTCAAAAGCAGTATCAGGACCAGATTCAAGGCACGGCGGCGACTGCCGAGCAAAAGGCGCTCATCAAAAAGAGTGCCGATGCCGCGATTGCATCCGGCGAGTCCGACATCAACGCCGGCGAGGCCGAGGCCATCAGGCAAATCCGCGAGGATTTGGCGCCGCAGCTTGGCTTGCGCCCGACCGACACGCCGATGCTCGACCGAGCGTCGCTTGTGGCCCGCGAGTCCGTCCGCCAAAAGGGACAGCTTGCGACCAACATTCGGGGCGCCCAAGCTCAAGCCGAACTGAACTACCCGCTGGCCGTTCAACAACTCACCCAGGCGCAGCTTCAGGGGCAGCAAAGTTTTCAGGCGTCGATCACGGACTTTCAGAACCGTCTGTCCCAACAGGCGTTTCAGAATCGCGTCGCTTTGACGAGCGGCGGCAGCGGCGGGTTCACGTCGAATTTCAGCCGAACCGGCTTGTCGCTTGGGCAGATCAGCGGTGATCGAGGCGCGATCTATGGCGCCGACACGAACGCCCGTATTGCCCAGGCGACGACACACTCGAAGATGCAAAAGCAGCTTGGCTTACAGGATTACGTCGATATGTCGTCCAAGTTGATGCAGGCGGGCGGCTCTATGATGATGGGGGCCGCTTTCGCGAGCTAGGCGGGGAAGTCATGAATATGTACGGATACGGCGGCGATCCCGGCGAACTTGGTCTCGAAAAATTCGAGCCGCCGCCTGCGGCGAGTCTTACCGACACCGAAGCGGAAAAGCCCAAGGTCAAGGGCGACGAAACCACGTTGAAGCTCGACGCCAAGCCCGATCTTGCCGCGCCGACCCAAACGGCGTCGGATGCGCAAAAGACGGAACCGGAAAAGCCGGATAAGTCGGCAGAGTTGCCGAATCCAGGCAAAAGGGCCGGCGAAGAAGACATTGCCGGCGCCAAGGCCGCAATCGACAAGGCCACGGCCGACGGCACGATGACCGGCGGCAAACCCGTCACCACGCCCGCCGCCCCAAAAACCTATGCCGAAATCATGGGCGGCAAGGGGACGGAAGAACAGACGAGAATGCTTCGAATGGGCGCCATACTTTCTGACGTTGGGGCGGCTCTTTCCGGCAAGAGCGGCGACGCGATTAGCAAGTTGATGGCCAAGAGCATCGAGCAGAAGAAGCTCGATCTTCAGTCCGCCCATGCCGAGACGCAGGCCGTTTCCGAAATCATGAAAATCATCAACGACGCGCCGCCCGACAAGAGGGACGCGCTGGCAACGCGCTTCGGCGCCAAGTACGAAAAGCTGTTTCCCGGCATTTCCGAGACGTTGAAAGCCTCGACGGAAAATCCCGAGGCCGCGCAGGCATTGGCCTCGCTTGCCAAATACACCCAAGATCAAGATAGCCTTGTTTCCAGAGCGTTGAGCGGTATCAAGGCAACGATGTCGCCAAAAGACGCAATCAAGGAGTCCATCGCCCTTCTAGCTAACAAAGAATTCATGGCGGCGGCTCAAAAAGAAAACGATGCGAGATATTCGGAGTCGGCTGGCGCGAAAGTGAACATGATGGCGCGCTCCGTTGCGGAGTTGGCCAAGGGCAACGAAGACGTGAAGGCGTTCATCGACGCCCTGCCGACGAATGATGCCGGGGTAAAAGAGATCAGCGTTTCGCAGTTGCGCGTCCTGAATAACTTCATGGCGAAAAACAACAAAGACCTAAAGCTCGGCGAAGGCGAGCTTGAGGTTTTGGGACGCAATCAGGAGCTTGCGCAGGGATTCGCCATTCGGGACGATTCCTCTTACAAGAAGGGCCAAGAGGCGTATGCCACGGAGGCCGGCCGGAAAGCTGCCGATCTCGCCGCGCCGCAAAGGGCGCTCGATGCTTTGGAGGCTAAACTTCAAAAAGCAATCGACGAAAAGAAGCCCGCCAATGTTGTTGCGGCCTTTCGGACTCAGGTCAACCACGCAAAGGCGCGGGTAGATGCCGAATTGGCCGAAAGCCAAAGCAAACGGGCCAATGCGGAAGTCGCCCGGCGCACGGTTGAACAGAGGGTCGCGCAAGCCAGTGGAGAGGCCGCGACGGCTGTTGCCGGCGGCAAGGTTGCGGCGGCAACGGTTGGAACGAGAATCACGTCTGCTCAAGACGAGGCTACCATGAAGGCCATTCAGGCGCGGATCGCGATGGATGGCGAGGCCGGCGAGAAGGCAAAGAACAAGGCAGAATCGACGTTGGCCCAGGTGAAAGCCTTCCAAGAAGACTATGCGAAACAGTCCGGGGCAGATGCCAAGGTCGCGAAAAATCTTCAGGAAATTGCGAAGGCCACTCCCGAAGCCCTCGAAAGAGAAAACATGCTTGAGCGCGCGAAGCTGGCAAACGCAATGGCCGACATGCACAACAAGGAACTCAGCAACGCATCGAAAGACGCAACTCTTGAGTCCGGCAGGAAAGCCGTTCAAGAGGTCAGAGACATCCTCTATGCCGGCGGGAAAACTGAGCCGAGCAAGGCCGATTTGTTGGCGTTTCAGGGGAATGTCTATCTTACTGACGGTCGTCGTGCGCGTCAGGCGATGGACGTGGCTGCCGCTCATATGCTGCGCGCCATCAGCGGTCTCGCGGCAACGGATTCCGAGTATGCGCGAATTCACGGCATGCTGGCCCCGGCCTGGGGTGACGACGCCAAGACCATCAAGCAAAAGCTCGATGGACTGGAAAAATACTTTAACGACGCGACACCCGACAAGAACGTGTTCAAGTATTTTCCGTTCTCGGCGTTGAAGGAGCTAGATGAAACGAAAATGAGCGGCAAAGAATTGACGCATTATATTGCGGCCCTTGAAGCTCAAAAGGCCGCCAAGAAATGACCGACAACGACGCCGCTATAGACGCGAAACTCCGCGCAGCGCAGGAGCGGCTTTCCCAGGAAGTCGCCAGCGGAAACTACGCGCCGCCGTCCCCGGTCGAAAACAAAACCCCGGCCGAAAAATCCGCGCTCGAAAGCCTTGCGCTTGCGGCCAAGGGCGCTGGTAACGGGACAAACTCATTTCTTGCCGAGCTTGTGGGCATCCCGGCTTCTGTGTTGAGGATAATAATTAACTCGATGGAGCCCGGAGCCGTTCGAATGCTTCGGGACAATCCGAAAGACCCGTTGATTGCTGAAAGCGACTTTGGCGTCGATGCCGTGAAGCGCTTGGCCGATGCCGTGCCGGGCGGCGTCCTGAATACCAAAGTCGGGCCAAGTACCGAAGAACAAGTCGGCGCCATCGTCGGGCCTGGGATTGTTACTGGTGCGGCTGGCGGTATTGGTGCCGCCTCGTTGGGGATTGCAAGAGGGTTGATCGGCGCTCCCGCTCACTTGGCCAAGCAGTATCCGGTCTTGGCGCGCGCTGCGAACGCCCCACTAAGTACCGCAGTAGGCGAAGGCGCGATTGGAGCCGGGGCCGGCGCGGGGCAGGCCGTCGTTCATCAGAACGTCGATGACACCAATCCAATGAAGCCGACTCTTGAGCTTGGAGGCAGCTTTGTCGGTGGGCTTGTCCCGTCTGGACTCCGCGTGGCTGGCGAACGCCTAGCTCGCAGCTTCGGGTCCGGCGCCGAAGCGATGTTCAATTTTGGCCGTCGTCTGATTGTCGGCAGCGAAAACGCCAACATCAACGAGACTTGGGACGCCCTGCCGAAAAAGGTCAAGGACATCGCGGCCCTGAAGGTTCAGGGCATGGCGCGCGGGCCGCGTCCCGATGTTCTTGGCGACGACACAAGCATATGGGACACCGTGAAAAAGCTCGATAGCTACTACCTCAACGGCGGCAGCGGGGTTCCGGGCGTCAAATTGACTGGCGTACAAGCATCCGAAGATCGCGGTCTTGGCGCTTTGCAGCGCATGATCGCTCGTTCGCGCGCCGAAGCAACTGGCAGAGACGTAGAAATGCGCCTTGAGCAAAACGCGGCGATCCGCGAAGCCATGCGAGACGCGGCAGGCGGTGGACGCGATCTTTCTGACGCTGTGGCGCTCCGTGAACACTACAGCGCCAAGCTCGAAAAACACGACGCCAGAATGAAAGAAGCGACCGACTTGGCGATTGAGCGCGCTCGTACCAAGACCGATGCGGCCCGTCCCGGCATGTCCGAAACGGACGCAGCGAGTCTCGGAAAGCTGCACATCGACACCGCTCGGCAAGCTGCCAGGGTCGAAGAAAAAGCCCTATGGGACAAGGTTCGCGAGCTTGGCGGCGACACGATCAAAGACACGCGCTCCATCGTCAGGGTCATCAACGAAGAAAACGCCAAGTTCCCACTCGAAAAGAACGGCGTTGTCCCGAAAGAGATCGCCAACTATTTCAAGCCGCGCGGTGACAATCCGGCGCAGATCGGCGAAACGGCAGATGTCGGGCTCCTGGCCCATCTTCGAGACCAGATTCTTCACGCGAAGCGCATGGAAGGCGGAAAGATTCCAGCCAATTCCAGAACGCTAACCGCGCTGACGAAGGTCCAAGAGGAAGTCTTGAAGGTGATGGAGGCGACGGCGCGCGACGCAGACGCCGGCAAGCCGTATGCCGCTGCCTATCAAGAGGCCGCTGCCTTCACCCGCGCCCTGCACGACAATTTCACGCGCGGCCCTATCGGCGCTTTCCTCGAAAGCAATACGAAGGGCGGCGCGAAGATCGACCCCCGGCTGCTGTTTGATCGGCTGGTGAACGTCGGCGGCAATCAGGGCGCTATCAACGTCGAAAACCTTCTCAGCGTCGCCGGCGGTCCCGAAGGAATCAATGGCGCCATCGAGGCGCATATTCGTTCGAGGATGTTCGAACAGACTGTCGTCGATGGACAAGTGAAGCCGGAATTGCTCAAGCGGTTCATGTCGAATGATAGGTTCGGCCGCGTTCTTGAGAAATTCCCTGGCCTTCGGGACGAGCTTGCCGACGTGAAAAAGGCCCAAGAAGTTGCTGACGAGCTTGTCAAGGCCGGCGCCAAGATGAAGGGCAATCGCGGCGCTGAGCTTGATGCCGCCGAATTGTTCCTCGGCAAAGACCCCGAAAAGGCCATGACGACCGTCACCGGCGCGAGCAAGCCGTCCGAAGCGCTCAAGGCACTCACGTCGCTGGCCGACCAAGACCCAACGGGACGGGCGCGCTCGGGCCTGCGTCAGTCGTGGCACGAAAATCTCATGGCGCGCGCAAGCTCGGGACTCAATGCCGATGGCGAGGCTACGCTAACGGCGAACGGCCTGAAGCGAGAACTGGACCGCTACGGCCGCGCGATGGTCGAGTCCGGTCTCTATTCCCGCGAAGAAGTGAACCGGATCGAGACAATTCAGCGCGTTCTTGTCAAAATCGAGAGCGCCGAGAAGGGCAAAACGGCCGGTTCAATCACGTCCGAAATTCGGGGCAATGTCGCTGCCCTGGAATCTGACGTGACGCTCGAAAACATCATGGCGCATACGATGTCGCCGTTTACGCCGATGGGCCGCGTCGGTCGCATCATCGGCAAGGTCATTTCGGACGCGGTGGGCGATCTGACCGAAACCAAGGTCATGCGCCTGCTTGAGCAGGCTGTTTTCGATCCCGACACCATGCGCGCGCTGCTCACGCGCGTCACCGAAAAGAACGCGGCCGACGTGGCTCAGCGCATTCGCGCGGGCATGGCCGCATCGGCCTTCAGGCATGACGACGAAGCCCCGCCGCCGCTGGCACCGTCGCCGGCAGACCCGACCAAAGGCCAGGGGCCAGGGAGCATGGGCGGGCCGGTGTTGCCGCTGCCGGTCAAGGGAGTGGACACGCTCTTGCCGCCTAACAAAATCCCCGGCAAAGCGCCTGTCCCGAATGATGTCCCGATTGGCGGCCTAGACATGAACAACAGGCCGCCGCCCGATCTTATGGGCGGTCAGCTTGATCTTGATCTAAATCAACGTCCGGCTCAGAAAGTCCGGTCGGATTTCACGCCGCGCGCGCCGCTCGGCGCTTCGCTCGGGCTCAGCGCGTGATCTCCTTCGAGCCCGAGAAGATGTGGGCGCAGCTTCGCCTGCATGAAGGCGAGCGCCTAAAGCCCTACGTCGATACCGTCGGGAAAGTGACAATCGGAGTCGGCCGTAATCTGACGGACAGGGGAATCCGTCCCGATGAAGCCGAATTGATGCTTCGAAACGACATCCTCGAAGCCTGCGACGAGCTTGACGCGCTGTTCCCGGCGTGGCGATCCCTGACGGCGGCCCGTCAGCGGGTCTTGATCGACATGATGTTCAATTTGGGACGCGCGCGGCTATCGAAATTCGAGCGCTTCCTTGCCGCGATCAAATCGGCCGATTGGCCGGGGGCGTCGGCCGAAATGCTAAACAGCAAGTGGGCAGAACAAGTTGGCGCTCGGGCGCAAACGCTGGCGCGCATGATGGTGGAGGGCTGACATGGCTTTCGATTGGAAATCCCTGGTCAAGAACGTCGCTCCGACAATCGGGACAGCGCTCGGCGGCCCGCTCGGCGGGCTCGCCGTCAAGTTCGTTGGCGATGCGCTCGGCCTATCAGAAGCCACCGAGGAAGCTATCGCGAAGGCTCTGCCCGGCGCGACGGCCGAACAGTTGGCCGCGATCAAGCAGGCCGATCAGGCATTCGCCACCAAGATGAAGGAATTGGACATCGACCTAGAGAAGGTCCACGCCGGCGACCGGGCGAGCGCGCGACAGATGGCGGTGATTGACCATTGGACGCCGCGCATCTTGACGACCCTGAATCAGATTGGCGTCTATGCCATCCTCGCCATGCTGATCTTCAAGGGCATCCCGAAGGACATGGCCGGCAGCGAGGCGTTCTTGCTGATCGTCGGCGCCATTCTCGGCTCTTACACGGCTTCGAACAATTTCTATTTCGGCTCGTCGGCGTCGGGACGGGCGAAGGACGAAATGCTCACGAAGCGGTAGGCCGGCCAAAGTTACAGCCGAACCTCTTTCATTTCCCCGGTCTGTAAATCGACAATGTCGTAAGCGATCCCCGAAGACGGATCGAACCGGCAAGCAATTTCCATCGCGAAGCCCACAGTAGCGCCAGCCGCCAAGGCACCGAGCGCGTATTGAGAACCAGACCCCCAGGCGTGAAACGGCCCCAAGAACGTGAGAGCGACCGGATGGTTTTCGTACACCGAAGGCTGACCAGACCTTGCGCAAACAATGAGCCGGGTCCATTCGTCGGTTTTCTGTGGTGCCGGATACGCAGATAGATCGGCTCCATTCTGGAACCAGTCTATCAGCATGAGACCCGGCCCGTAGCTGCCAGCGAATGCTCCAAACAAGCCGCCGTCTAAGCGGTGTAATTTTCTGACTTCCTCCTTCTGGCTGCCGTTGATGGACATGCGATCAGCGGCGAAATACGTCCCGTCCCAAATGATCGTGGTCATTTGCCGTCTTCCTTTTTCCCCTTGGGCAGCTTCACGCTGTGGACCTTCCACTCGCCCTTGGCTCTCTTGACTTTGAACTCATAGAATTCCGTGGACGGGA